GTCCTCTCAGCTCTCGCCCTCCCACAGAGAGAGTGCGGAAGCCGGGAACGAGTTCTTCCATTGGTGTACCGTTGATAATTAAAGACTCGGAAGGTAAACGCTCCAAGTCATAACGTGTCTCTGTCGGTTGAATGAATTGCATGTTTACCCTCCTAGTCCGAATTCTGATTCTAGTCTGACATTGTTATTTTGTACGTTAGAAATATCATCTACATAGGCTCTGAATGTTCGTCCGCCCATTTGTAGATTGATATAAGCTGGTTTTGCTTCATATCCGTTTTCCTGGTTAGCCACAGCGTGTGTCGCATGTGCGTTCACATCAAACGACCGTCCACCCAGCACGCTGTTCATGGCTTTGTTTACTTCACCCTCGCCAGAGTAGATACCTTTGGCGATCTGTTCCATGATCCCGTTGTTCTCAATGCCGGCCAGCGGACTTGATTTGTCTTTTGGCGGGGAGAATGGCAGCAAGTCTCTTGCCTTCTGCATGACACCTTTAACCGCACCAGTTACTTTCCCTATTGCTCCAGTTATTCCTTCAGCAATGTTGCCGATGATGTTCGCTCCGGCTGTTTTGAAACGGCCAAAGAAATTTTTCACCGCATTAAATGCATTCTGCATGCCGTTTCTGACAGCTGAAGTCACCTTAGAAAATGCATTAGCGACCGCACTTCTCAAGGAATTAAAAATGTTTGTCACTGAGTTTTTCAAATTATTTGCAATATTTCTGGCTTGACTGAACATATTGGTAAAGAAATTAACGACTCTCGATACCATGTTTGATACAGTGCTTGCCGCTCTGCTTCCTAAATTAATGAAGAATCCAACGACCGCACTAACTAAACTTGACACGATGCTTCTAGCTCGACTGCCTAAATTTGAGAAAAAACTAACGACAGATGATACCATCGTACTGACAATACTTCTGGCTCGTGATCCAAGATTCGTGAAGAATTGAACCACTCGACTGACTGCATTGGAGATTGTTTCTCTCATTCTCTCGCCTAAATTAGTGAAGAAGTTAATGACCGCTTGCGCCATGTTCTGTACGGCTGATTTTACACGCTCATGCAATTCTGCCGCTTTCTGCTTGATGGTATCCCAGTTTTTCCACAGAGCAACACCAATGGCGATTAGAGCGCCTATGGCTAGTGCTATTAAAATGAATGGACTATGAAGGGCAATCGTTACAGCGGTTAGTGCTGTTTTAACAGCCGTTATTACTTTAACGACAGTTACCAGTGCATAGAACGTAGCCATCGCCCCGGCAATACCAGCAATCAGAGGACTCCATCTGTCCAGGAATTCGCCTACGCTTGTGATTAAATCTCTTAAGTTAATGTCTAAAATAGCCTGAGCGATATTTTTAAACGCTGTCTGTATCGTCTGCCAGATTGGCGATTCGCCTAAGTTGGACGCTCCTGTTAAAATGTCTTTGAATATATCCACTGCTGATTGGAACAGCGTGGAATTAAACACGGCGTCAAAGGCAGCGAACACAATATCCATGGCTCGTTCGACGGCACTTTCTATCCTCGGCATGTATTCGATGAACCGTTCGGCAAAATTCGCCACAACTGGTGCAATTCGTTCACCAATATTAATCGACAAAACAGAAAAAGCCGCTTTAATTTTATCGAATGAGCGACCCAGCCCCTGCTCCATCTGGTCATAAGCTGTTTCTGTAGCGCCCGCACTGTTTTGCATTTCTTCCAGTGCTTCTGTGAATGAATCAGTCCCTTTTCCGGTCAATGCTAGAGCAGCGTTACCAGCTTCAACTGAACTGAACAAGTCGTTAACGCCTAGTCCGGTATCTTGCGCATGTTGTTCCATCAATTGCAGTGCGTCTTGTACATTTCCGCCTTCTGCAATAAAGTCCTTAAAGGTCTTTCCAGATACTTCTTGGAATGTATCAGATGCTTTACCGCCTTCTTTTGACAGTTCCACTAATGCTTGTCTGACTTGTGTCGTGGCGACTGATGTTGGTGTTCCTTGTGCAGTCATTGTAGCTAGTGCTGCGGTGACATCTCCGAATTCAACGCCCAAACTGGACGCTGTCGGTATTACGTTATAGAGAGAGTTAGATAATTGTTCAAAGTCCGTCTTACCTAATTTCACGGCCGAGAACATCAGATCTGACGCACTCGTCGCATCAATCACATCATCACCATACGCATTAACAACGGATGAAATACCGTCCACAGCTGTATTGAGGTCTGTTACCCCACCAACAGCTGCTTTCTGTGCTGTTTCTAGGAAGCTGAATACATTGTCTGGCGGTACGCCGGCCGAGATTGAGCTGTAGAGTGCTGGAACGACTTCTTCTGGCAATGTACCGAATTCTTTGGAGAAGTTTTTGACATCTTTCGTCATGCTCCCCATCGCTTTATCAGACATACCCGGCAGAAGCGTAAATACTTCATTCATGCCTTTTTCAAAACCGACAAAGTCTTTCACCCCTTTGACCGCTGCCGCTCCTGTAGCAGCCGTAACAGCAGCCATTCCGGCAACGGCTACTTTGCCGACCCCTTTCATGACACTGCCGACCTTGCCGTTAAATCTGTCAACCACACCTTCCGCCTGATTAAAGCCCTTGGAAAAGCTGGAATCAGTCGCTTTAAGTATCGCTTCAACTGAAAATTGACTCATGAGTTCCTCCTTTCTATAAGGTGTACTCTCGTGTTAATATGTCGACGACTTTTGCCGAGTATTTCGGCTCGTCATCTGTTTTCGGGTAAAGAACGGCTTCCACTTGCTTCTCGTAGTCATAGAAGTCTTTAAACGTTTTATAAGCCGGCTTGTTATTTCGTTTAGTCGCTTTAATCTGCTGATTCTGGAAGGCTTGCCAATGGATGTCTTTATCCTTGTCAATCATTCGTAAATGGTGCGCCTTCATGAGTAAGTCATACTCACGCCACGTTAATTGGTGGACTTCCTCAAACGAGCCTTTGCCTAGGTATCGGAAGCAGTTGAGGTATAACTCATCCCACTGCTCACGCCAGGTTAGTTTTCGTCTACTTGTTCGACTAGGCGTTTTTGTTCCGCTTCTGTTCTTTCTTCGAACTTCGAGATCATCGGTTTCAGGAGGGAAGACTTTCCCATTTCATCTAACAAGTCCTCGTAAAGAGACGTAATGTCGTCATGTTCTTCTGCATAATTTTCGATAGCGACCTCAATTTCTCGATCGTTCGTCTTGTCCGTTGCAGCCTTAATAATTTTTTTCAGACATTTCAGGGAATATGTGGACTCAAGCAACGTTTTACCCAGCCCGACACCCATACCCATGTCCATGCCGTTTTGTTCGATTTTGAATTCAACGTCCATCTTATTGACAAATCCAAATCCGAATTTTAACTCTTGATCCTTGCCGTTAATTGTTAAGTTCATCTGTCAGTCTCCTTTTAAGTAATAAAAAAGAGAGAGCCTAGGCTCTCCCCTTTTAGACTACTGTTGTTGGTTGTGTAGGTTGTGTAGGCACTTGTGCGTCTTCTAAAGATTCTACGATTGATTTAAGCGCAACTGTGACATCAATGTCCATACGTTTAGGTTTCCCATCCACTTGAGCGTCGATAGAATACTCAACTTTGCCATCACTAGGCGCACTGCCGTTACAGCTATTGATGTACACCATTGCCCATAGCCCACGAGTTGTTGGTTGATTTAGATCCGTTGTATTTATTTCCCACACTTCCAATCGTTGGGGGTTATCATCAAAGGTCTGATTTTCAAAAACCTCCAGCTTATCGTCTCCAACTTTTTGAAAGGCACTAAAAGATAATGTTCCTTCATACTCTCCAGGAGTAAGCACGTTGCCATCCTTAGTTGGATCTGATTCAAAATCTCTTGAGTTGTCAAAATCATGTTCTTGTTGAAAAGCCAACTTCCAAGCGTTACCGCCCTCACCTTCAATTCTGAAGAGTAACACTTTGTTTTTTCCATGTACTGCTCTACTCATTTATCTTCCTCCTAATTTTCTATAGTGATTTCTAATACCCCATGCAGAAAGGTGGTGCTTGTGGTCGTGTCTTCGGCCACTTGAGTTGTGATCTCGTCTCCGTCAACACCAAACTCTGATAGCAAACCTTCTTCGACCTGGTACATCATATTGACGAGCGTTCCTCTTTGTCTGACATTGTTATGCCAAAAGTGAAGCGTCACTTGTGTCGGTCGGTTCAACTCGTCTTTGTTTACTCGAATGTTCTGTTTAAATTGCTCACCCAAAACAACATGTGGGTAAACCTTACCACTCGCCCACGACTGAGCCACTTTATCAGCACCCAGCACATTCACACACACCTGTCTGATACGGTTGTAAATCAGTAATTCTGGTGACACTCAATCACCTCATTTCAGTAGTTTCTCTAAGTCTTTCTGGAATTGGATAGCTTGCTCACGCCAGGCTGGCCTCATAAATGGTTGAGGAGACATGAAACGAGTTCCCCACTCTAAATACAATAGTGTTATCGCAAAGGCTTTTTATCCTCTGCTTCTTACAGTCACCTGTAAGTTCGGCATACATTTTCATCGTTAAACGATGTCGGTCACTCGTGGGGATAGTATATTCTACACT